TATAGTATAGTGGCTCCTAGAATGTATGAGGGTAGAATTGACTCTTTGGTTAACCGTATAACTGGGTTTGCTGATATGATACAACTAACTCATTTAAAGATACAACAAGTAATGTCAAGGATGGTTCCTGATGGTGTGTATTTAGACGTAGATGGTTTAGCTGAGGTTGATTTAGGTAATGGAACAAACTACAACCCACAAGAAGCTTTAAACATGTTCTTCCAGACAGGTAGTATTGTTGGTAGGTCGTTTACTCAAGATGGCGATGGTAATCCAGGTAAAATACCTATTCAAGAATTAAACAACGGACAAGGGGCTGCTGGTAAAATGCAAGGTTTGATACAAACATACAATTACTATCTACAGATGATAAGAGATGTAACCGGTCTTAACGAAGCTAGTGACGGATCGACTCCAGCGGAAAGATCTCTAGTAGGTGTTCAGAAGATGGCGGCGGCAAATTCAAACACAGCAACTAGACATATATTAAATGCTGGGTTGTTTTTAACAGCAGATGTAGCTGAACAGTTATCACTTAGAATTTCAGATATTATAGAATATTCTCCAACAAAAAATGCTTTTATAGAATCTATTGGAGCTCACAACGTGGCGACATTAACAGAGATGTCAGAGTTACATTTATATGACTTTGGTATATTCTTAGAATTAGAACCGGACGAAGAGGAAAAAGCTTTGTTAGAAAATAATATACAAACGGCGTTATCCCAGCAGAGTATACAACTAGAAGATGCTATTGATTTAAGAGCTATTAAAAATGTTAAGCTAGCTAATCAGTTGTTAAAACTAAGAAGAAAGAAAAAGGGAGAGGAAGATCAGAAGAATCAAAAAGAACAAACTAGAGAGCAAGGGAAAGCCCAGGAAGGTGTAGCAGCTGCTCAAGCTAAAGCTGAAGCGGATAAACAAAAGTCTATCATGCAAACCCAATTGAGGGTTGAGGAAATCAAGACTACTGGTAAAGCTCAGATACTAGACCAAGAAGCTGCTATTAAAGAAAAGCTAATGAAATTAGAGTTTCAATACGCAATGCAGTTAAAGCAATTAGAAGCAAAAACTAAAACGGAAACACAGTTGTTGGCTGAGAACCGTAAGGACGATAGAACAAAAATGCAAGCAACACAACAATCAGCAATGATTGATCAGAAGGAAAACCAAAAACCATCTCAAGACTTTCAAAACCCAAGTGGTGGTTTAGGAGGGTTTGATTTAGGTATGTAAAATTATTAACTATTATTATATTATATTATGGCAAAAAAGAAAAAAGAAGAGCCAGTTGTAGACAACGAAACTGGTTCATTAAAAGTAAAAGAAAAAGTAGAGAAACAACCAGATGGTAACGAAACAACAGGTGACGTTACTAAGGTTAAAGAAAAAATGAAAATGAAACCTGAGGTTATTGAAGAGACAGTAACTAAGGTTGATTTAGGCAATCCACCAGAGGAAAAACCAGTTGAAGAAGTTAAACCCGAAACTGAAGTACAGGAGGTGGAAAAACAAGACACACCAGCGTTGGAAGAAATTACTAGCGAAACTGTAGAAGAAGTGGCTAATGTAGCTGCTGAAGCTATTAAAGAATCTATGGAAGCTGGTCAACCCTTACCAGAGAACATTCAAAAGTTAGTTAACTTTATGGAGGACACTGGTGGAGATTTAAATGATTATGTTAAGTTAAATCAAGATTATGCTGAGTTAGATAATCAAGATTTACTTCACGAGTATTATAAAAAGACAAAACCTCATTTAGACAACGAAGAAATTAACTTCCTAATGGAAGATCAATTCTCATTCGACGAAGATGTAGACGACGATAGAGAAATAAAAAGAAAAAAATTAGCGTTAAAAGAGCAAGTTGCCAACGCTAAAACTCACTTGGAAGAGACCAAATCCAAATACTATGCAGATCTTAGAAGCGGATCGAAGCTCACGAACGAGCAACAAGAAGCTATTAATTTCTACAACAATTCACAGAAGGAAATAGAACAACATGAAAACGCTAAAGCAAACTTCTTAAATAAAACCAACAGGTTTTTTGGAGACAAATTCAAAGGTTTTGAATACAATGTCGGAGATAAGAATTATAGATTTAACGTTAACGATGTAAGTAAAGTAAAAGATACGCAGAGTGATATTAACAATTTCATAGGAAAGTTTCTTGATGAAAAAGGTTCAATGGCAGACGAAGCGGGTTATCACAAATCTTTATTTACAGCAATGAATTCTGATGCTGTAGCTAAACATTTTTATGAACAAGGAAAAGCAGATGCTCTAAAACAAAGCGTCGCAAACTCTAAGAACATAAGTATGGATCCAAGACAGGAGTTGGTTCAAAACCAAAACCAAGATGGAATTAAAGTTAGAGTGTTAGGAGAAACTTCTAATGACTTCAAATTTAAAATTAAAAACAAAAAATAATTAAAATTTAAAAATTATGGCAATTACTGCAGGCGGAAGCCTAAATAGTGTTCCTGCTCCTTTTAAGCAGACACTAGCAACAAATTACTTAGACCTCAACGGCGCAGCTGGGTGGGGACAACAATATGTACCAGATCTTATGGAAAAAGAAGCTGAAGTTTTCGGACCGAGAACTATTTCAGGTTTCTTATCACAAGTAGGGGCTGAAGAATCTATGACGGCTGATCAAGTTATTTGGTCAGAGCAAGGTAGATTACACTTATCTTACAACGCAACCGTGGCAACGGGTGGTGGTGCCGTTATCGGTGCTTCTGGTGGTGCGTCTTCTCGAATTACGCTTACTAGTGATATTGATGGTAAAGCGTTAAACTCGAATGGACACTCTATTAGAGTTAATGATATGGTTATCGTATCCGACTCTGTAAATGGAGTTGTTAAATGTTTTGTGGGTGCTGTTGCGGCAACTACAATCGATGTTGTACCTTACAATAACGGTGCACTTGTGTTAGCGAACGGACCTGGAACTGGGTTATCAACTGTGTTGGTTTTCGGTTCTGAATACGGTAAAGCTGATAGTTACAGAACTTCTGCTGGAGCTCAAACCGACACTAGAGGAGCTAACGAGCCAGATTTCACAACTTTCTCTAACAAACCGATTATCATGAAAGATTACTACGAAGTATCTGGATCTGACGTTTCAAGAGTTGGTTGGGTTGAAATCGCTTCTGAGGGTGGTGCTTCTGGATACTTATGGTATTTAAAAGCTGAATCTGATACTAGAGCTCGTTTCAATGACTACATTGAAATGGCTATGCTTGAGGCAGAGAAAAACGATTCTACTACTGATTTAGATGGTTCTGCTTGGTTAAACGGATCAGCTGCCGCTGGTGATGTTGGTACCGAAGGTTTATTCGCAGCTATCGAATCTAGAGGTAACATGACTTCTGGTATCACTGGAGTTAACGCTGCAACTGATTTAGCTGAGTTTGATGCTATTTTAGCTGAGTTTGATTCTCAAGGTGCTATTGAAGAAAACATGATGTTTGTAAACAGAGCTACTTCGTTAGCAATGGATGACATGTTAGCTTCTATGAATTCTTACGGAGCTGGTGGTACTTCTTATGGAGTATTTAACAACTCTGAAGACATGGCGCTTAACTTAGGTTTTTCTGGTTTCAGACGTGGATCTTACGATTTCTACAAATCTGATTTCAGATACTTGAATGACAAAGCAACAAGAGGTGGTATTAATGCTACTGCTGGAGCTAACGCTATTAGAGGTATCATGATTCCTGCTGGAACTTCTACTGTTTATGACCAACAATTAGGAAAGAATCTTAAAAGACCTTTCTTACATGTTAGATATAGAGCTTCACAAACTGATGATAGAAAAATGAAATCATGGGTTACTGGTTCTGTTGGTGCCGCTACATCTGCTTTAGATGCGATGCAACTGCACTTCTTAACTGAAAGATGTTTAGTTACACAAGGTGCTAACAATTTCATGTTATTGAAATAAGCACAATTATTTAAAAGATCGAGGCTTCGGCCTCGACCTTTTATTTTTATTAATTTTATTATATATTATATTATGGCAAAGAAAACAAAGAAAGTTGAGGTAGAACCTCAAAT